CCGACGTCACACGCGAGCATACGCGGCGTACCGAGCCCACCCTGAAGCCCGTTGTCACTCGGAGCATCACCCGAAAGGCTGAAGATTCGGTCCCGTTTGAATACGTATAGCGTCCCGTCCTGCGCGCAGACGCCGGTGACATCGCCGCCACCAGGAATTGGCACCTCGAAGAGAGGCGAGAACCACGTCGCTTCGCCGTAGACCTCCTGCCCCGAGTAGAAGACCGAGGAGCGCTTCGCGCCCACGAGCATGCCGTTGTAGCTCGTGAGGTAGACGAGACCCGGTGGAGCGCGCCGATCGAGCGACTCACCGGGAGTGCTCGTCAGGTTCGGCGCATAGAGCTTGGGGTTGCTCGTGACGTCGACGACCGTGTCGATACCGGATACCGTCGACGTAGTGCCGTCATCAGCAACGGCGAACAGGCGGTAGTAGGGCGGCTCGCCGCCGTCATCGGTGCGGTAGAACGCGACGCGGCGGTTGCGCGACGAGACGGTGCATGGCGTGGTGCTGAGCGTCACGTCTTCGGCAGACGGCTTGATGATGCCCGTCGGATCGCTGATCCCGCTGACGATGACGTTGCCGGAGGCGTCGACCGATTCGTAGACGGCGACGTATCTGTAGCCAACGGTCGGCGATAGCGAACCGCCTGCCGTCGAAGTCGATGGTTGCGTCGGACGAGAGATGAAGCCGGCCTCGGTGACCGCCTCACCGTCGTAGACGCTGAGCAGCGCGCCGCCCAGGTAGAGACTGCCGTGGTGCTGCGCCGGTAGCCAGCGCTGGCGAGAGCCGAAGTCGAGCTCGGCCAGCATGCAGCCGCCGTCACCGATTCCGTTGACGAGATTCGTGAAGCTCGCCGATCCAGACTTCTCGATGAGCATGCCATAGACGCGCTTCGTGGCGCTCACCGCCGCGAACTTGCAAAAGAACGAGCAGCCCGGCGCCAAGCTCGGCTCGATATTCGCGACGGGCCGCAAATTGCTCTGCATGAACGTCGTGTCGCCAGTCCAGTCCGCGACGACACAGAGCGCCTGCGTGTTGCCAGCAACCGTGGCCGCCGTCGCACTCGGCGCGAATGCCATGTAATAGCGCCCACCCTGCTGGAATCCGCGACTGAGCGGGATGGTGCCATAGATCTGGTGCGCCGTTCCTGCCGTTGCCGCGCCAGCCGTTGTGGTGATCGCGCACATGTCGAACTGCAGCGGCGACGTATTCGAGAGCACCCAAGCGCGCGCGGTGCCCGCGGATGCGCCCTCGACAATGCCGAGGTTGATCACGCCTGTCGTTGCGGTAAGCGCGGTTGTGCCCGTCGCAAACGTCGTCGCAAGATGGTCGGCGTCGAGCCCAATGACGTGCACTGCCGTGCTTTGGCTGAACGCCACCCACAGCGTGCCCGCGATGCTGCCGTCGATCGAGACTTTGCCCGGCGTCGCGGCGGCCGTGATGGTCTGCGTCTCGAGCAAGCCCGAGGCGTTGTAGGTCTTCACCGTCACGCGGCTACCGCCAGACGTCGTGCCATAGATGACGGCCACGCGATCCGACAGCGAGCAGACCGCAGGGAAGGCGCTGGCCGTCGAGGTGTCCACGGCCGCAAGTAGCGTCCATCCACTGCTCAACGACTGCGTGTCGAGAATGTAGGCGTCGATGTTCTTGCTGACGTTCGCCTGGCGGAAGGCGATGAAATAGCGATTTCCGTAAGAGCCGACGATGGTGATGCCGGCATCGGTGTCGAGTTCGGTGATCGGGAGCACCGTCGCGCCGTCCGACCCCTGAACGACGCCCACCGTCGTCACGCCGACCAGCGAGCTCGCGTTGTTCAGGTTGTGGCCGTAGGTCACCGCGACGAAGCCATTGCAATGCTCGACGTCGTGAACCACCGCAACCGACGCCCGCGCGGGCGTCCCTGGCACCGGAAGATCCATCAGCCGGTAGGTGCACTCAGGCACGCGCGAGCGCGTGAGGTTCAGCGCGGCGGCCTCGGAGTAGATGTCGAGATACGACCCATCGATGACGACGGGCGCGCCGTTGAGCTGCGTCAGTCGACGCCCAGCGCTGCGCGATCCGCTGAGCCGGTTCCTCGTCAGCGATCCGAACCCAAGGCGCTTCTCGATCGCCCCATAGAACGGCTGCCGCACGTTCTGTAGGACCGAAAAGCCCTTCATTGGATCTAGCACTTCGCTTTGCTGGCTCTCATCGAGCCCAGCAGCGAAGGCGACCTGCACAAGCTGCGGAGGCGTCGCCATCACGCACCGGCCTCTTCCACCCGAAGGGTCAGCGTCCCCGCCTCATAGGAGACCAGGACGAGCGTGTTTGCGTCAGTGGAGGCATCACGAACGAGCTGCGGACCGGCCGCGGCGCCCGCCCAATCGACGGGCCACCACCGCACTGGGCCGCCGAGCCCATGCGGGAACCGGTAAAGCGTCGTCCCCGTGTTGTCGATGTCGATGTCCTCGAAGTCGATTCGCTGAGGCCAGAACCGGCGCTTGAGCGACGCGATGTCTTTGAGAATGCCGGTCAGAAGCCTCGACAGGCGCTCGAAGTCCTGGGCCTGCTCAGGCGTAATCTGCTCTTCGGCATCGCCAGCGCGGTCCAACTGACGCGGCCGCCCGTTCTTCGGGATGTTCGCGCTCATCGGATGTACCGCCGCATGCGGCCCCATCGGTCGCGCATGGTGCTATCGATGATGCGACTGGGGCTGTTCGCATCGCGGTTCCGACCAAGCGCCTCAATCTCGCCACGCATCGTCGCGAGCTTCGCGTCCATGCGGTCGTACAGATCCCAGTTGGAGTCCTTCTGCGCGATGAGCTGCGCCGCGTAGCAGACGATGAAGTCGTCGAGCCGTGCGATCGTGTCGTAGCTCTGTCCCGTCGTCAGCGTGCCAACCGTAGGCGCATACCAGAGCGTTAGCGTGTACTCGGCCGCAGGCACCGGCAGAAGCGAGATGTTCGCACCACGCAGGCGGTAGTAGAGCGGCTCGCCAGTCCACCCCGCGTTCTGGTCCGAGAGTAGGGGACGCTCGTTGTGCTCGTAGGACGTGAACCAGCGCATGACTCCGTCGACCTCGCCCGATAGCGAGATCAGGAACATGAAGTCGCTGGGCAGGTCGTAGAGCTCGGTGCCACTCGCCGTGTCGATCTCCGTCGACGCGAGAAACCGCTGCCCCGAATCGCACACCTTGAGGATGCGATCCAGAGCAGCGATTCCCCGGTTGACGTAGTCGAAGACATCGACGTCCGGATGACGCTGAAGCGCAGACGTGCCGAGCGCATTGGTCGCTCGACGCGCCGCATTCACCATCTGATCAATGGTGCGGTTCAGCGCCATGGGTCAGTAGTCCTCCTCGTCCGAGTCTGCGGAGGGTCCGTAGCTCGCGATGCATGCGCGGATGGCGACACGAAGAGCAGCCTTGGCACCCTCCGCGTCGTCGTCCTGCAGCGCACTGATGACCTGATCGAGAGCCTTGCTCTCGGTGTCATCATCATCCGGCTCGGAAGCCGGAGGCGCCTTGCTCGCAGCCATCTTTGCGAGGCCAACCTTCACTGGTGGCCTCAGATGGTGTTGTCGTTGAACGGTTCGTTGGAGACTTCGAACACGAACATCACCTTGGAGCCGCTGTCGACGTCCGTAGCGGTGCCCGTCTCGGTACGCATCTCCATTACAATCGTGCCGGCCGTATCGATGCTGTTCGTCGCAACCACCGGGAAGATGACTGCGCCCGATGCGTCGATCAGCGTGGCGCCGACGGAGCAGAGCTGCCTGTAGTACCGCGGGAAGGTGACGGTGTAATTGCCCGCGCTGTTACGCACGAAGCTCACGATCTCCCGCGTCTGCACGGTGGAGACCGCGGACGAACCGAACGTGACGAAGCAGTAGAACCGCTTCACCCCGATCCAGTTCGTCTCGATCTCACCGCTGAGGAGTGGCTGGCCAGACATCAGACCCACTCCACCGTCACAACGACGGTCAGCGCGGGCTCCGTGGTCGTACCAGCGTCGACGCCCTTGTACGTCAGCACGTTGCCAGCAGCGAGGTCGGCGACGCCAGCCGTCGTGGAGACGGTGCAGTCCGTCGGAACGAACGCCGTCAGCGCAGCGCCGCCGGAGCTGTTCGTGGTGAACGATGCAATCGTCGTCGCGCCACCACCGGCACCGTCGCGCTTGGCGACCGTGCCTGTGAAGTAGTTCGACGCGTGCGTCGCCAGCGAGCCAGACGGCGTCACCTTGACCGACTTGACCCGCCCCGCCTTCGTGATGGCATATCCGTTCTCGGTGAAGTCACCGGCTGCCGTTGTGAAGAACGTGAACTGGGTTTCGTGGGCCTGGGCTACCGCAGTGATGGGGTCTGCACAGCCGGTCGATGCGATCTGACCAGACTGTGCCTGCTTCAGGTATGCGCGATCCGTAGGCATATCTCAGCCTCCTTTCAGGACAGGCGGACGCGGCAGTTCCAGCCAGGCGCCTCGCAGTAAAGGTCCAGGTCGCCGACCATGCGGAACTCGACGGCGTCCGCCGCGTCCTCGAGCATGCCGGTGCCAGACGGGTTGGCTCCGTTGATCCAGTGAACGAGCTCGCCCATCGAGGCGAGTACCCAGGTGTCCTTCTGCATCATTCGGCCAACGCCGACCGGCGCATCCGGATCCGCCACGCAGTCGATCGGACCCGCAGGCCCCATGATCTGAACGGCGTCGTACTTGATGCCGAAGTTGAAGTTGTCGATGCTCGAGGCGGGAACCTGCGAGTACTTCAGAAGACCAGCGCTCTGAAGCTCGTTGGCGAGGTTCTCGTAGTCCTGCGTCGAGATGATGTACGTATCCGGCTTGCCGCCGTTCTCATGCACGAGACGCGCAGCGCGGAGCGCAGCGAGACGCGGCGAGAGCGTGCGCGCATCGAGGCAGATACCAGCGAGACGAAGCGGATCGAGGTCGCGGTTCGCGCCCTTGAACATGCCGGGGAGCGATGACGTCGACCAGAGCGGGTTCCACCCGTCGAAGCCGGTGATCGCCGCACCAAAACCGCCGCGGCGGAAGAGGTAGTCGTTCTGGGCGATCGACGCGATGCCGCTCGTCCAGTTGCCTGTGGCGATGACCTTCGGTGTCGTCGGGTCACGCTGGACGCTTGATATCGTCACGTAGCCGGCATTGACCGAGCCCGTCGTGCCGTCCGTCGTCGCCGACTGCACGAGCATGTTCTTCTCGAACGCGCGCGTGTCGCCGTAGAGGGTCAGCGTCACATCGGTCGTGCCGACTGCGGAGACGCGCCCAAGCGCGCCACCACCGTTGCCATGGATGGTGCGAGAGATCTCGCGCATCCAGGTGTGCACGAGATTCTTGCTCTCGCGCTTCATCGGGTCGACGATGATGGCCTTGTCGCTCTCGGCCCTGC